ATGCCATTGGTTGTTTTGATAAGGCAAAAGCCCTACTTTGTCCTACACTATTATCGGGGAGAGAGCCTTCACCACCTGTGGGTGGGTTTGCGTTTTCTTCCATTGAATTCCTCCTCTTCTTATCTTGATCTGACAATATCTTAATTTTATTTTCCATATCTCTTTGCTCTGCTAATACAGCACTTTCAGAAGGTAAGTCACCTGTTCTCTCTACAGGTTTTTGTAAATCATCTTCATCTTGTTTTAACAACCATTCTACTAATTCTAGTCCAGCAGACTTCTTAACTGCCTTTTTAGTAGGTGATCCATCTGTTAAATACACCCCTAACTTTTCAACTCCACTTCGTTTCTTCTTGCTTTTTGCTTCCCGTTCTCCATAGGTTGGAGAGAAGATTCCTGCATTAGTTGATGTGAATACGGTTCCTCCAAAGGAACTCCCACTACTATCACCCCCGTCACCTTCTTTATGTAGATGCTGATGTGAATGAGCGACAGGATGTTGGGGTTTACGCTTTACTTCTTTTGGATCATCGTTAACATACGGAGGACTGCCTTTTGTATTTTCTTGTGGGGCTTTCCTGTAGTTCCGTTGTTCTGGATGTAAATAAGATTTATCTTTTAGAAGTTTTGCAGTAGGAGTATCTTCTGTCCAATCAAGTCGTTTTCTACGAGTTTTATCTCGTGGTGGGTAAGATGGATGATTTGTTAAAGGTCGTTCTACTAAATGTGGTTTTTCCCCTTCTAAGATTTGACCAATTTCTGTTTTTGCAAATCCAGCAGCGTGGGCTGCTCTTGCAACTTCTTCTGCCTTCTTTTTAGATTCAAAAGGCCCTTGACTTCCCCAATACCATTTACCATCTTTTTCTTTAATTGGCATTAGGCTTCGTCTTCATCGTCATAAGAACCGTCTTCAAAAGGATTATTTCGTCCTGCTGGTTGATATGATACACTAGGATTCGTATCTTTATTATTATCTAATCGAGCAAAGGTAGCTTTCTCCACAGAAAGAACACTTCCTGCTCCTCCAAGGTCAGCTACATAATGAACACCTTCATTAGTAAACCAAAGCTTCTTGGCATCTGGAGATAGTTCTTTAACTATTGGAGCAGTAAAACCTTTCTCTAAAAGTGATCCAATCCATGTTTTTGATAAGGCATTCTTTTTATCCTTACGCAATCCTAACATACGTTCAGAAGCTTTTCGTTCTCTTGCTTCTGCGTACTCATCTATATCACGTTCTTCACCGGGAAGTTTCATGGAAGCGTCCGGGGTTATTCCCCCTGTTCGTCCATTGTACTTTCCTTCAGCTTTTAGTAACATTGCTTGCATAGGCATTCCACCACCTTCACCACCTTCTGCTTGTTGTTCCATTTGAAGTTGTTGCATTTGGAATTGTTGTTCTTGTTGGGCAACTTCCATAGCTTGTGCTTCGCCTGCCATTTCAGCAGATGGAACCATGTCACCAGAGATCATGAACTCAGCATCTTCTATAGGAACACCTTCCTCTTTTAAGGATACCGTAAAACCTAATCCTGCAAAAGCGGTTACAATTTGCGCCCTTTGTTGAATAAAACTAAGTTTAGTTGCTTCTGCTTTTTCTTCAGGGTTAGGTAAATCTAATGACCAATCAGTAATTCCGAATGCATCTAATAGACGAGGGAATACTTTCTCTTGAAACATTCTTTGATCTGCTTCAACAACACGACTCATAACAACTAATTGTTGTGTTTGCGTAGATAATCCTCCAAAAGCTTCAGGTGCGCCCTGCCATGCAGGAGTAACACCCCACATAGATGCAATTCTTTCTCGTATCTCTTCCCTAACAGGGAGATAATCCATCTCTTGTAAGGTATGGAATAGTCTTACAAGGTCTACTCGACCCCGTTGACTTCTAGCAGATACTGCTACCATAGGTATATAGTTAGGGTCTACACGAGTTTGTGCTGCTATATGCGCCCGTTCTCGGCGTAGTGATTCGGGATCATCTGTTGTAACCATTAACATAGAAGCAGGCATCTTTCTTTCAAAGAAATACCTATATAGATTTTTATCCATTCCAATAAGAGTTAATGTCTTTTCAAATATAGTAAGTAATGGACTCCACCCATAAGTTTCCGATGGAGAAAATTTAGACATGTGAATAACTTCATCATCAAATAAATAAATATGCTGATTCCTGTGATAATATTTATACATGACCGAATACATTTCCAATCCGCAGTCGGGTTCAGTACATTTTCCTCTGGACTCATGGAGTTCTTCTCGATGGATCGGACATATAAAATGTGCGTTTTTCGGTAAGCCAGCAACGTCAAGGTCGAATTCGACCAAGGCTGGATTGAGTCTTCGTACTTCTTTAACTTTGGATCGAAGTTTTCCGTCTTCTCCATGTTTATATTCCTTATGTAAATATAAAAAACCGTCATCAATTGAATTCACATCAAAATGGAACTGTTTTAATACTTCTTCTAAAGACTGATCAAATATATTACAGTCCACTAAAAATTTATCAAATCTATCTTTTTGTTTTTCATCAGGACGATCAACTTTAGGTTTCCAAATAATGCCTCTTCTAAAAACTTCTCCAGTAATATGATTTAAAGGGGTTCGTACTTCTTGTACTGTCATACAGACTGTCTGTAAATCTTGAACTAATTGTTGTCTGTACGCCATTTGATGACGTACCCAAGTATTAACTACATGATCTAGTCCAATAGTGGGGGCTTCACCTGTATCCCCCGCCGATTTCATTAGAGACATCATATTTACTTGCTCATTAAGATTAATTAATGATTGAGCAAACTGTGGTACTTCGGGTAAATATTCAGATAATTTCATTTATTGCTCCCTACCTAGATTTGTCATATCCTGCATCGATACTAATTTTAGAATTGAGTTCATTGCTTTTTCCTTCAGTTCATAATCTTTTGAATAAGAAGTTTCCCTAATCACTTGGGATTTCTCTTCTTCCAAAGCTGTAATTTTTGTATTTAAATCTTGTATTTCTTGGTCTTTTTCTAGGAGTTCAGCTTCAAATTCAGCTGCTCCTGTTCCATAAGTAGCATTTGCTAAGATGCCTAATCGCCCCGCTTCTTTAATAAGGGCTATAAATTCCCCTTCAGTTAACACTTTAACTGCGGGATTCTCATCATCTATATCATCTTCTAAATCTATATTTTTTAGACCATCACTCCAACTATCCAATATCCTCCATGTCTGTGTCGTATCATCTTTCATTGCTATATACTGTACTTCTCTATCTCTTAACATATTTCCCATAACCATACTTTACTCTCCTTTTACTTTTTTAGATGCAGGATCACCTCCTTTACGCACCAAAAGTTTTTGCTAATACTCCGGGGCTATACCCCACTACCACTCTATTTCCCTTCACTACAACGGGGGTTGTGCGGTAACCTTGTTGTACTAACTCTTTTAAATATTTGTCATTCGTAGAAACGTTTCGTTCCTCAAAATCTATTGAGTTATTTCGCAACCAAGACTTAGTTGCCATACAAGGCCCTCACCCGTTAGATGTATATATTATTGTACTCATTTATGTATTTATTACTCCTATCATGATTGTTGTTACCAAACTTAAAATGGCGATAAGGACTGCTAGTTGAATTAACAGTCCCCATATATCTGAATTCCAACCCATTGCATCACCTTTACTCGTTGGTTAAAGTACTTGTAGGTGCAGCAGTAACGACTTCAACGTTGTCGCTTACATTCCAATTGGCAGCTGTTACACTTTGATGTATCTTGAATTCCTTAGTAGCAAATCCATCTGAGACACCAGCGTTACCACCACCACCTATTTCATTAAGTTTAATAGTTAATGTGCCGATTTTCATCCGGTCAAATACACACGCTCCCCCTTCAGTAAATAAATTACTTAGGGTTAACTTATCTATCTTTCCATTTTTCGCTGAGGTTGGTGCATCGATATGTATCCTATCATACGATCCGCCTGAAGTCACCATCGCTTCAGCCTGATGATGTCCACCACCGACTGCTCTCATTCTTGAGGTTCCCGGTGATTGATTAATCGAC